TTATACTCTTTACCGATATTCTCACAGCTTTACCTTGTGCTTTACCGACGATTTTTGCGACGGAAGCTTGTAACTTCGGTTTTTTTATATTAACGTAAGGCATTACTCAGTAAATACTTTTTTAGAAGGAAGTTTTTTAAGTAGATTCCTCAATGTTGGTATAATTGGTACGATGCTAGAACCAATAGCGATTAGTTTAGCTACTGCTGCTGGTGGTGATGGGGGTAGTTGGGACATGGTTTTAGCAACTGATTCAAATTGTGAGAGAAAATCATCTAGCCAATCTATAGTAGTTTGTCCTAGTAATACCGGTTCGTCTTCTTTGTTTAGAGCTACCTTACCTAAGTATATTTTAACTGCATCTAAGGCAATATACTTTTCACCGTCTAGGTGAATCGTTTTTGCGTTACCGCCTATAGATTCTTTAGCTGATAGTAGGATGCTTTCTTCGTTGCTATTAAAGTATAATCTGCCGCTATTAATTATAACCTGGTTACCTTTATACTGGTTTGCTTTAGTAGGTTCGCTATCCCAAGCATCTCTCTTTTCATTTGCTTGCTCTAACTCTACAATGTGGTCTGATGTTAGATATATACTAGCAGGGTCTTCGTTAACGTTTTCGATTATAGTTTCATCGCCGTTCTGTGTTTCTTTCTGACCGTTACTAATAACAATCATAGGCTTACCGTTGTTGGAGTTATCTATCCATGGATTAGAATCGAATTTAGTACCTGTAAATCTAATACTTTGACCATGTCTACCCTCCATGGTGATATCGCCAGGAAACTGCTGTAGGGTGTTGACTGTTGATTCTTCTTTAAAGTATTTACCTAAATCTGCATCTCCTTCTCCATCTTGTTCTGTATCCGGATAGGCATTGTGATGTGGATGGTTCCAGATTGGTACAATTTTAGTCCAGTAGGTTTTCTGATTATTGGGATCTAAAGTTCTCTCTTCACTCGCTAGAGTTTGTATTTCTATAATTTCTCCTTTTAACGGAACTTCTTTAATGCCTTTGCTGCTTTGGAAAGCGAATTTAAGTTGAGCGGAAGTATCCTCGGCTTGACTTGTACTGAGTGATCTATAAAATACTCCGTTGATAGAAAGAGATTTACCGTAGTTATCATACTCAGGATGAAAAGCGTCTAAGATAACATCAACAACTCTCCCAAACGATGTTTTACCACTCGCTCCGGAACCTGCTCCTGTGTTTAGCCCGCCTTTAGTATACTTTAATCCAAGATTAAATGCCATCCTCTAATTGATCTTCTTGTTTTGATTCTAACTCTTGTTCAATTTGCTCTTGTTCTTCTAGGAGGTCTTGAAGATCAGAAAAGTCGAAATCACCAGATTCTCCTTTTGCTTGTGCTGATTCTATACGCTGGATAATAGTAGCGAGTTTAATAAGAGCGTCGTCGTTCTTTACTCCTATCTCCATATATTCTTTAATCATAGGTACAATAAGAGTAGCGTCTCCAATGTTCTCTATAAGTGGTTTAAGTTCTCCGATAAGGCTTCTGACTTGAATCTTAGTCTCTTTAGAGTTGTCGTAAATTTCACTGAAGAGATCAGATAGAGTCTTTCCAGAGAATATTTCTTTATCTAAGCTCATAATAAATTTTTATTATAAATAGATTAAAAAGATTTGTTTGTAATCAAACCTTTATCGTATAGTACTTGATAACGATCTTTAAACTCTTCTTTTAACTTCGTAATAACTCTTGTAAGTTGAGGGGTATCACATTCTGTCATTTCTCTAATGTAGATATAAAGAGCTTTTTTCTTAAATATTTCTAAATCATTTCTAGATTTAAATACAGTGAGTACAGCGTCTGCTACCCTCATATCTGATTCTTTTGGAAAAATTAACTCTAACTGGTCGTACATAGTGTCAACCCATGAGTCGATAAATTTAGAAAGGGTAATTTTACCTGGTGCATCTAAGTCTTGGTCAGACTCGTAGGAATCTTCTATCGACTCGAAGTTAGCTCTTTGCTTTAATTTCTTATAGTTAACGTTATTATAATTTATTAACCATCTTTTTACTATAGTTCCAAAATATGAATATGCTTTAGCTCCATTCGTAGGATCAAACTTCATTATTTTTTCTTCATAGAGTACAGCTACAACTTCATGTTTTAAATCCTCTATCTTTTCAACATCTGTGTAGTAGAACTTAAAAGTATGTATAATATTTTCTGCTAACTTATAAAAAGGAAGATAAATATGTTCAGTGAAGATTTTTTTTCTATAATCCTGATCCGTAGATGTGTTAAATTTTACTATATACTCTTCTGTCTCACTAGTAAAGTAATTAGCTTTCGCTCGTTTCCTTGCCATAATTTTTGGGGAGCATATATCGGTTTAGCTCGTCTTGTACGTATTTCATTTGTTCGAAAAAATAACCGACCTCGTCGTCTGATTGAAATACCCCTTTTTCATCAAGATTCTTTAGGTGCTTTTGACCTTCGCCTACGGCGTTTGATATATTTTGTAGATACCGTACTTGGTCTTGTACAACATCCTCGTATTTTTCTACTTTTCTTAGTAAATTAAAAATAATATAAGATAAAGTTCCGGAAAGTACAACTAATATCCCAATAATTACGTAATAAGTAGTCATATTATAGATTTTTTAGCATATTTGTTAATCCTTCTGAAGAGTTTACTCGTTTTCTTGTAGAAGATTGTGTTTTTTGGGTTTTTGGTTGTGCGGAACCACCATTTTGCTTCCACATATCATATTCAACCTTAGAGGCTAAGAAATCTGCACTATGTAAGACTGAAACTATAGAAGTTTTAATACGAGAAGATTCTACGTTACTAAAGAAGTACGCTTCATTAGCTTTATCAAATACACCGTCATGTAGTCTTATACCTAGCCACTCCTTTTGATTAACTGTAATACCGAACTTCTGCAAAATAAACAGTGAACGGTCTGGAATTAGCATAAAATCAAGTTCTGGATTATAAGTATACATCTCTGATAGCTTATCTTGTCTCCATTTATCGGTCTGAGGTATATAGTTCGGTGCATCTCCATTACCGATCTTACCTAAATCATGGAATAAAGCGGCAAAGACAAGTTCTTCTTCGGTGTAATCTACTGTTCCACCCATCTCTTTATATAACCTCGACTGCTTCACCGCATATTCCACAACTCTATTAACGTGATCTACATATCCACCGGCAAAAGCATTATGATACCAAGTCTTACCACTAGCAGGAGCCATAACATACGCTTCTTCCATATGATTAAGCATAGCTTTAATAGAATCTTTTCGGTCTCCTATGTAAGTATCTATTATTTTAAGATGCTTTTCGTAGTTTTTAGATATTTGTTCCGCCGATAATGACATATTAGATTAATTTTATAGTTTATATTATATATTATTATATTTATCTATATATATTTATATTTCTATATATACTTTATTAATATATAAATTAAGATAATGATTTTTTCTCAAAGAATCAACTATTCTATAATAAATTTTAAAGAATAATTTTTAAATTTTGATTGCATACCTGCATCCCAAAAGATTTCTGCATTTACATTCAAAGTATCTCCAATCATACTGGGAGGAATAGGTCCAACTGTACGCCGACCAAAGAGAGTATCGGAATTACCGGATAAATATATGGAAGTTTCTTGGACAACCGGTATAGTTTCATAAGAATTTAAGTGCTCTGCTATAAGAACCCTAAGAGTTTTATCTCCTTTAAACTCTGCCTCTACAATAGACGTATCATTATAGCGATATTCCGGTACAACAGCAGTAGCATAAGCTTCTATTACGAAATACGGGTCATGTTCCCCACTGTAATCTAATTTAACATGGAAATAACCACTGCTATCTTGTTGATACGGTACAGAAAAGTAAGCAGAACAGTCTCCATTAATACAAATATTACTAGAAACATCGTCTTTTGTGCAAGAAACTATTAAAATAGTTAAAAGCAAGAATAGTTTTTTATACATAACCTTAATTTTACTTGTAAATATACGAAAAATTATGCAGAGCAACAACTTTTTCTAAAAAAGCCTTTGGCCCGCCGCGCGAAACGCGCAAGTTGCACCGCGATTCTCTTTTTTCTAACAGGAGTTAATAACTTAACTAACTCTCCGGTAGGGTTATGAGCCATTTTTACTCTTGTATCCCTATGAATTGCTTTCATCTTCTACCATTTTGTACGGTTCTCCGATCCGCTCAATAACGGATACGGCCTGTTCTACCGTAATATTAAAAAATTCTTTCTTTTTATTAACTCTAAAGCCTTCAGCTTCCAAATAAATATGTATCTCTTTCTCTAAATCATGTGCATTAAAGCAAGGATATTGGTATTTAACATCGAAGTCAAGGGCAACACCGGTAGCGGCATTGATCTGCTTTACCCTTTCAGACGGTTTATTCTTAGTAAAGCCTATCTTGACAAGGCCCGGCATTGTATCATTCTCTAGTATATAGATGTATTGTGCACCTACAAGGCCTTTTGGTATATGTATTTCTCTGGATCTATTGGTGTAGTACGTTACTATATCCCATTGAGGATCTTCAGGGTCAGGTTCTAGCGTAAAGTAATGAGCTGGAGTGTTGAGTTGGTCTTCTTCGCAGGAAAGGAATTTTTCTGCTTGTTCTGAAGTAATACGAGTGATTTTGAGTTTACCTTCTTTTGACATTCTTATAACCTTTTTAATTTACTTAAATATACGAATTTTTTCTTTGTTATCCAACTTTTTCTTTATAAATAATTCGATTAGATTCAAATTCAAGATACGTGCTATCTTTATACTCTAAGTCAAACTCTTTTAAATACTTCTTATCAAAAGTTTCACAACCTCTTTCTATACACCAATGAAAGAAATTACCCGCCTTATAACTACCATTAGGAGACCAATGACCATTTCCAGTCTCAACTCCTTTTGCCCAGTTCTCTATAGTTTCAAAATATGTCTCTTGACCTCTACCACTACCTAATCCTCGATACGTAGTACTATTATCTACCAACTCAACACCATTAACATCTGACATCCACAGAGTATAATCCCATAAGTACACCTCTATATCTAACCTTCTCAACATACCTGCTATAGAGTATAAAGTGTCGCTATTAAACTTATCCGCCATAACAGCTAGAGTATCTTTTCCCTTATCTGGGTCATGAAGCTCCATAAAGTATTCTGCTATAACTCTCCGCTCATCTCTAGAACCTATCTTCTTCCAGTCAGACAAAGGATAATCTGCTAGACCTAACGCCTCT